CATCGACGTACATTTTCCAGAACCAACGCTTTGAGCCCGCTGGACTAACCTCAAGATAGAGGCCCCCTGCATCTGTAATACGAGAGCGATTCTTGTCGGGTGGACAATTGGCGTTTCGACACTGGGCATCTGTCAGCATGAGGTTCCCCTATGAAACCGGGGAACAAAAGCCAAAAAGATGGAATTTGCCCCGGTTGTTCCCCGCTATGTTCCCCGGTTTGACCTTGACTGTCAATGCCGGCCTTTGTACGATACTGACATGAAAGCTAACGATCCCCCAATGAAAAGGCCTCNAAGTATCGCTACTTGGAGGCCTTTAGATGATGTAATGGTCGGGGCGAAAGGATTCGAACCTTCGACCCTCTGGTCCCAAACCATCTTTATTGAACGTTTGTGTAATTAAATCAACGACTTAGGGTGTCCGCCTGTTCTTTGGTTTGATGACAAGAGTCTATGAGTGAAAATAACAGTCGCGCAAAAGTCGCGCAGCCGCCAACATTTGGCAACAGATCGTCCGTGTAGATTTTGATGCGAGGGACTATGCTTGACCGCAAGTGATTAAGTGAGATTTTCTAAACGTTGCTGGCAAGCTAGAAAACAAGCCGTGGTGGCTGTCATGTAGGGTTCTAATCAGGTGGCGAAGACTGGCGGTTCGCATGGCGTGCCCCAGGATTGAGATGACGCTTTCTTTTTTCCCAGCCTTGGCGGACTTGCTCAAGCTATACAAGCTGTGCTTGCGTACAAAGCGGGTGCTTCTCCATGTCCTGAACCCAACAAAATTGATGCCGCGTTTTACCTTGTGCAGGCTGTAGCGAGACAACTCCAGCTTTAAAGTTTTTCGCAAAAATTCAATGATGCTGGCCAACGCAGCCAAGCAACGCTCACGACTCCAACCAAAAATCACAAAGTCATCAACGTAGCGGCAATACAGTCTTGCGCCCAGGTCGCGCTTGATGAAATGGTCAAGCTGATTCATGTAGATTAGCGCGTAGGTTTGTGAAAGCAAGTTGCCAATTGGGATGCCAACCGGCTGGCCGTACTCGGCGAACTGCATCATCACATTTACAAACCGCTTGTCTTTAATTTGGCACTCAATCTGGGCGCGCAAGACGGATCGGTCAATGCTGTAAAAAAACTTTCGGATGTCCAGCTGCAGGATATAGCTGTCTGGCGCACTGCTGCGCAAGGCCGCCTGGGCGTAGTCGGCAGCGGCGTGGGTGCCTTTACCTTTTCTGCAAGCGAAACTTTGATCGATGAACGTGCGGTTGAAGATAGGGTAGATCAGCCGGTAGATGGCATGTTGAACAACAAGATCGCGGAACGCTGGCGCAAAAATTGTGCGCTTTTTAGGCTCATAGACAACAAATTCGTGATATGGCTGTGGCTGGTAGGTTCCGTTGTTAAGTTCTTTGTGCAGCGCGTCAAGGTTGCTCGCCAGGTGACGAGAGAAGTCAAACGTTGCACGCTTGCCGCGCTTGCCAACACTGGCGTCGATCCAAGCCTGGTAAAGCGACTCACGAGTGAAAGCTTTCTCGAATAAAAATCCAATACGCTTCAATGGAAGACCCTCAGATGGTCGAGCACAACATGGTGCCTACTGAAAAAAGGGTGTCCAGCAGATTTTGCAGAGGCTTGCGCCAAATGCAGGAAAGCGCCTCCCTTGGTTCCACTATCTGCATACGCAGTTTGAGGTGAAAACGAGTCGGGACGAGCCCCAATGTTGTTGTTGGAGTTCGTCCGGGTGTTGTTGCAATTGAGGTTGAACACGCCAGCAATAGCCGCGTTGTTCCAATTGCCGCCACGGATCGGCAGAGCCTGTAACATGTTAAGACGCATCCCTTTTACTCCCCGCTGCCGGGGTAGTCTGTGCCGGGTTTTCATCCCGGATCCAACCGCCTATCAAGCGCCCAAGTTCGTCAATCATGCGATTGAGAACCTCGTAGCGCTCTTCTGGCGATTTTTTATGAGCCTCATTAAGCGCGCCGTCTTTGTAGGCGAAGTAGCCCATTTCAAAAGCAAGCCTGACAAACATGCGTAGTTGCTCGTGGCAGATGTCGAGATTTGTCAGGCTGGTCTTTTTGTGATATCGCTTTTGAGATTCAACTATGAAGCCATACACTTCATACGCCTTGTTGCGGATTTGAAGGCAAATTCCGTACTTTTCATGGCGCGGGAAGTGATTTAAATACCAGTTCATCTGCTTCGTAAATTCAATGAACTTGGTATCCAGCTTGGCTTCAGAGTGAGTACCCATCGCTATCGCTCAGGTACTCAGAGAACAAAGGCGGGACGAGCCCCAATGGTGTTGAGGGAGGTCGTCCGGGGGACGCCGCAACTGAGGGCGAACACGCCAGCAATAGCCGCGCTGGTCCAATTGCCGCCACGGCTCGGCAGGGCCTCAATGGCCGGGTCAATGTAAAACCCGTCGCCATTGGTTGCAGGCACTGCAATCGTGCCGCCCAACTGAGCAGACACCGGATACAGGCCATGCGCTTTAAGCAATGCCAAGGCGGTGGCCCCGACTGGGGTTCCGCTCGGGTTGGTCATACCCTCAAAAGACGAGCCAGATGCACGCACCAGTGTGTAAGCTGTTGTGCCTGATGTGGCATATTTCACCGTGTTGGCAGAACCCGGAGCAACCAGTGCGCCCGTTGCGCCGTCAATCGCTTTCCAGGCAGCGGAGGCAACACCGAAATCGGTAGCATTCAAGGCCGCGTCGTTGTTGGGAATGATCTGGATTTCCCCTGCATTGACGCGCATTCCTGGCGTCCACTCCCAGATGTTGCCGCACAAGCCATCGATACCAGAACTGGAGTTGTCATGCCGCCAGGAAGCGGGCCCTGAGCCGGTGAGCACGCGCGGGGTGCCAGTTGTCACACCAGGAGCTAGGCCATCCAGGCGACGGCCCGTCTCCCATACGGCATCATGCGCCCGACCATAACCCGTGTTGCCGCGCGGCTGAAAGCTGTTGGCCCGGCACCAGAGCGCCAACAATGTGCGCTCGACGTTAGACACCACATGGAAGCCAGCGCCACAAGCACGGGCGTAAGCAACGGCTTGATCATGATTGAATGAAGTTTGTGGGTCGACGCCAGGCAAGCTTAACAATTCGCCGTTTTTGAGTTTTCCAGCGTAGGTGCCGATAAAAATTTCCGACTTTTCAACGCCGCCAACAATAAAGGCTGGGTGAACACCAGCCGGCAAGCCTGCGTCCACATCTGGGCCGTTGACTTGGCCAATGACGTTCATAAATGTCGGCTGGCCGGTGGCGGTGTACAAAACGGTTTGAAGACCGCCGCTGGCAGCCTCGACGCTGGCACGCAGGTCATCTTTGATAAAAATTGAGGGCATGGTTTTCTCCTGGGATTAAGGGGTTAGCCCGCAGTGGGCCAAAGGGTGACTTGGACCGCATTGGGATCAAGCGGGACAACTTCTTGGATGCTGGTGGGGTTTCCTTGCGCATCTTCGGGGCCGGAAACGCTGATGTAGCGCTTTGGAGGGATATCAATTTGTGCCAGGTACGCACCATCGCCGCCTTCGGTGGCATTGGCACCAGTGCCACAAATAGATATATTGACCATGCTGTCGTCTTGACGAACGGCGCAGTCAATGACCACGCCAGCAACAGTAACAATGGCACCAGAAAAAGCAAAGTCAGCAACCGGCTGGCCGGGCTGCTTGAGGGTAATTTGAGGCATGGAAAACTCCTTAAAAATTAATAGGTGGTGGGACTTGAGGCGTTGAATCCGGTGACAAAGTCAACTACAGGGAGCTGACCCGGCAGTGCTAGGCGCGAGGCACGCCAGCGCACTACTACGTTGTCTGCTGCACTTGCCAATGTGGCTGTAAAGCCATTGGTTTGTCTGCCTGTGACCACGAGCGCTTTGGCGTCGCATGGGGCCCCATCAAAAGACACCACGTCAAAGTCAACTCGGTAGTCGTTGGCATCCATGGTTTTTAGTACCGGGGATGTGTAGGCAGGGGAATCAAGAACAGCGGGGTAATTAGCCTCGACTCGCGCTGTCGAAGTGACCGTTACACCCACCAGGGCTGCATCGGTATTAGAAGCTGGAACCGTGATGCTGCAAACTTGAATGCCATCTGATGGCACAGACGCGCCCAACGCCGTCACGCGGAAAATGATGCTTGAGCTGCCATCCAGCGACAAATAGCCATAGCAAACCGCAGAGGCCACGCCACCCTCTGGCACCGACAAGCTTTGCTGCGCTGCAATGCTGTACGTGCGGCCATTAATAAAGCACTTGCCGACCGCAATGGACAGCAGGCGACTGGTGCCGAATTTGGTAATGGCACCGCCAGACACCAAACCACGGTTGGTGATGGTGAACACGCCTTCCTGCTGGACATGCTGACGCAATGACCGAATGCTAGTGTTGGCCAGGGTAGATTGATCCAAAGCATATTTCAGGACGGCGTCCTGCATATTTTTGGTATCTTCAGACACCGTCAGATTGATCCCATCCACCTCCAACACCAAAGCATCCAAGACCGATTTCAAGTAAGCGGTTCGGTTGACCAGATGCTTGTGAGGCAGGTTGTCCATGCCGTCTGGCCCCCCGGTAATGGGGTCAGTCGTTTCAAACTGGTAAACGCCCGTCCAGACGGCTGATTCTGTTAAATTGGCCATTTTGATTTTTCCTTTTGAAAATTAGTAAACGAGCGTCCAGGTTCCTGTCAGGGAAATGTCGACGTCTTTGAGCAAGGGGCCGTTGCGAACCTTGCGCGCATGGAGGTAACCGGCAGAGGTAAGTAGCCCAAACTCGCTGATTGACAAGCCGTTTGCCTCTGATGTGCCAAGCGAAAAGTTGAATTGCACCGATGTGCCAACCGGATAGGTGTGCGAGTCAATGGCTTTGACAAAAGCACCCGTCAGAGCTGTGTTTGCCGGGTTGGCGGTTGTGCCATTGGTTCCAAAACCGATCTGCGTCACGCTGCGGCCAGCTACATCGCCGCCCACCAGACGGGCAACACTTTCGCGCCCGACTGTGACGATCAGGTTGTCGTCTTCAAAACGCTCGATCAATTTATCTTTGTGATAAATGTTGAGCAGAAAAATGCCACGCGGCTTTTGCTGTTCGTCAATGAAATCCATGCGGTTTACCTCATGCTGTATGGGCAAAAGGTAATGTCACGACTACACCAGAGACTCGCTCCAGGTCGTTTGACCGCCGTAAACCACCGTGCCGAAGGTTCTTGGAATGCCGTTGTAGCGAAGGCTGCCGTCGCGCGATGATCCCCTGTGGTACCGGCCGTCACGGGCCAGTACTTTTGTGATGGTGATGCCAGCCTGGTCCTGGAGATCGCCCACAACACCCCGACGGTTGATTGAGCCGTCGCGCTGGTAACCACTGCCAAATGTGACTGTGCTGGCGAATGCGTCCTGCATGGTCGCGTCCAGCATGACAACCATAGGGTCAACCAAAGCACCAAAAGCAGGAGCCACTGGGACGGTATGCCAACCAAAACGCAAAGTGGTGCCGTTGCGGGCCACCGTGCCGTTGTAAAGATCAGCCTGGACTGCGCCACGGTAGATCGACCCGTCCCGGATTTGCCGAGCACCGCTGTACAAGTCCTCTATGGGGGCAATTTGAAGTTGGTGCAAAAACACGTCGCTTGCAGCAGTTGCCGTGTCGGCCAGGTAGCCAGAAAACACAAGTGATCGCAACTTGGTGCCAGCCGCCTTCAGGCGCTCCACCACCGCCTTGATGCGGTTTGACAGGTTTGTCAGGTTTTCACCAGATGTCAGGTCGTACTGCGTGTTGACGTCAAACTGCCCGTAGTAGTTGCGCGTGATTGACTGGCGATCTTTTTTGCCGTCAAAGTAGGTGCCGCCGTCACGGTACAAGTTAATGGTTGTCGACTCCAGCGGGGCATCTGTAACGGTTGCAGACAGGCCGCCCACGTACAGACCGATGGCGTTGGACAGGGCGACGTTGTTGCATTTTGGCTGGATGAGCTCTGCAATGATGCGCAGGCCGTAGACTTCATCTGCCTCCGACGCCTGGCGCGTAATGCCAAAATAGCCACCCCACTCATCCAGCCACTCGCCGTCTGCCGTGGTTAGCAACACCTGGTCAAGCGCAGCCATGACGCCTGCTTGTGCCTGCGACAGCTCGTCCGCTATTGGCGTCAAAAAGTCATTCAGGACAACAGACTCTTTGACAAAAGAGTCCGGCAGGTTGGACAGCAGCTTGTTGATCATGACAAATTGACCGTGCCTGGCATGGCTTTTTGTATTGCGCTGACAGCAACATCAGATGCAGGCGCGGACAGCGAGACGTTGTAGACGCCACCAATCTCCATGACGATGGCAATCAATTCTGAGCGAATGACAGGCTGCCCAATACCGAGCGACTGGATGTAGCTGCTGATGGCGTCTTCTGCGGCCGTGGAAACGCTGGCGGCGTCGGCTTCCAGGGTGATGGTGCCTGTGACATTGACCAAGTAGTCTGGGGCCGCATAGACGTCAGCCACAACCCCCGCCGACTTCCATCCGGGAATTCCATTTGCGCCGTCAATGTCTGATTGCACCTTGGCAACCAGCGCAGACGAGGTATTGCCAGAGCCGTTGTGAACATACAAATTCACCAGGCCAATCGGCTGAGCGACGTCCGTCTGAAACGGCTCGATGACTGCAATGTGCTTGGCTTGCTCGATGATGGCACCGGC